CACCTTGTTGTGCGCGGGCAAGACCTCGTTCATACTCTTCGGTTGTAAGAATGATTGTAAGTTGTTGACCGCTTGTTCCTGTAAAATTAATAGTGTGCATTATTTACCCTTTCTGAGAGTGACTCGACTCTCCAATTCTTTTGGAAGTGAACCATCTTTATACATTTCATTGATGGTCTTTACTTTTGCATTTGCCAATTCTTCTCGTCGTTGTGATCTTTGACGAGCAAGACGGCGACGATGTTTTTGTCTTGCGACACGTTGTTTACTATTAGGCATAAATTGTCTCCTTTTTCGGAAAAAGATACAGCGGACACGAATGCCCGCTGATCTCGTATGAGCAAGTTGTCAACGGGTGTTGATCAGGCGTTGCTGACGCGAACACCTTGGTCGAACCACATCTTGCTGATGTTTTGGTACAGAGTACCATCTTGTGGAGCGGTGCGCCACGTTCCGTTCTTACGCTGGAAGATCACTTGGATGTCAGTGCCTTCGGCATCGGTGTTTTCCACAACGTGGACAGGGGAGTTGAAACCATCAACGGAGTAAACGGTACGGGACTTCATAGCAGTAACAGTCTTGGACATAGTGTTTTCCTTTCATATCCATTTCAAACTTTTGGGCGACTCACTCGTTCGCCCCATCACGATATTCATTGTAGCAACGCTCAAACGAAAGTCAACCCTCTTGGTCGAATTTTCCGTAACTTTTCTTTTAGGCATGGCGGTCAAAGAAATCGCCAACCAGAAAAAACGAAGGAACCCAAAGACCAACATACGTTGCGTCTGCAATTCCATAGGCTTGATAAACATATGCGGAAAGTGCGATAGATGCAAAGCCTAAACCAAAACAAATTTTTGCAATTTTATTCATAATTTATTCCTTTCTAATTTATGAGTTGATCGTATCTCTCGATACTTTTTTTATAATAATTTTCATCAAGTTCACAGCCCCAAAAGTTTCTTTGTGTTTTACCACAGGCGATCATGGTGGAGCCAGATCCGTTGAAACAATCGAGAACGATATCGCCCGGATTTGTGTACGCACGAATCATTCTTTCCAAACAGTCGATATTCTTTGTGGTGGGATGCCAGCCACAATGCTCTTTGCTGGTCGTATGGTTCTGGAATTGCCACACATTCGTCGGGATGGTCCCCTCCGTGTAAGGCTCTCCAGTGCGAAGGTTTTTCTTTACTTTTCGCTCGACCCGAATATCTTTATCATTGAACAAAAATTCTTTACCTTTTGAATAGCACCAAGCAAGTTCAGACTTTCGGGCAAAGTTTTTCTTTGTTCGACCACCCCAGTTGTAATGCCAAATAATTTCAGTCTGCGGAGTGAGACTTGATCCTGACAAACATCTAAGTTTGTATTTTAGGAATGTGTCCGTTTTCAAAGTTCCCCAGACAATCATCATTCGATTTGGCTTGAGAACCCGACAGCATTGTGCTGTCCAGTTTGCACACCAGTTGAGATACTCTTCTTCGTTTTTCCACTGGTTGTCCCAGTCGTTATTTACGATTTCAAAGTATGGCGGATCTACCAAAACAAGATCCACAGAATTAGAATCGACTGTCTCCAAAAATCGGAGACAGTCGATATTTTGATAATTATGTTTTAGGTCTTTTGCAAAAAGGTCAGGCATTCAATTGATTTTCTAATTTCTCCATCCATTGTACCTTGTTTGGATCACAGTCAACAAAAAACGTGCCAGAATTTTTAGTCTTTCCGCCATGTTGATTGTGAATCCAGAAACCACGTTCATCTTGAATCTCCAAATTTTTGCGAGCAGTTTCCTTGTCGCAGATATGAAGATCAATTTGTTCAGGTCGAATGGACATAAAAACAATAAAGTCATAATCCTGTGATGGACGAATTTGTTGGAACCTAAAAGTATCGGTTCCCTTCCACATAAACGATGACTTGATTTCAACCTTGTGTCCGTTCACGATGCAGTCGTGATCTGAATTTACAGAACTAAAAACTTCGTGACCAAGATTACGCATATGTTCCTTGAATAACCGCTCTGTTTTTGCACCCTTTGTTTTTGAAGACATAATCTTCAAATTGTAAAATGACGAGTCTTTGTAAATGTCATTTTGGGTGTGGTCAATAATTTCCTTTGCGGTTTGTGTATTAAGAAACGCTTCATTAGTAATTGCTGTCATTGTATTCTCCTTTTTGTTTTGAATTAGTAACAGTTTTACGATATACAGTGTAGCAAGTCGTTTTGCTTTGTCAACTCTCTTGAAGAGACAAAGTAAGTTTTGTTTTCGACTTGACTGCCCTCCGAAGGAATGATCGCGGTGAGACTCGAACTCACGACTATCGGATTAAAAGTCCGGTACTCTACCAACTGAGTTACGCGACCGAGCAGGCGAGGCGGGAGTCGAACCCACAACCTTCCGATTAGAAGTCGGATACTCTGTCCAATTGAGTTACTCGCCCGTTTTCTTAGAAGCGTAACTTTTTACCGTTACCGCGTCGAGAAGTTTTGCTTTTTCCGCTAATCTTCCAAGCCTTCTTTTTACCGGGTCTTCGTGGTTTACCGATTGAGGTGATGCCGCTTTTCAAACCTGTTGCGAGTGCTGCTCTTGCCATTTCAATCCTCCGTCAACAACTTAGAACCGATTGTACCGGCGATATCATCAGCGGTTGGCATTTCAATACCAGTGACCATTGTGGTGTATTCTTTGGTAAGATCAACATGAGGTGTAGCGACAAACACAATTTTGTCATTAGGAATCACAACACCTTCGTCTTGAATGGTTGAGTAAGGACACCACGGCATGAGAGCAATACCCTTTTGTTGCGTGGGGATAATCAGGTGAGGTTTGCTGAGTTTTGTTGCCTCACCCAAGTTTTCAATCTTTGCGAGAACTTCCTCGCCGCTTACCAATCTCACTAATTGCACTTCGTTCATGTTTTGTTCCTTCCATAATCCATGATTTTATGTCAACGCTTGTTACGGGCAGAGGTCTTCGCTGACCTTTTAGATACGCCCTTTGCATTTGATGATGAGTTTCTTTTCCGGGTGTTAGCATTGAAAGCCCTTTCCCAATTTTCTTCCCATTTCTTTTGATTTACGGGACGATACGAATCGCCTTTTCCTGCCATGATTGTAATCCTTGTCAAGTGAATGTCAAGTTAGATTTGGAACCATCTTGGAGTTTTGCTGAGGTAGGCGACTTCGTTGAAACTGAGGATTTCCTTTTCTTCAATAAAAAGATCCTCGGTCTGAAACAAAAACTTTTTGCCTCTTTGTGAACCTTTCAATAAAGATGAAAAGAAATCTTTGATCGCGTCCTGTGCAAGAGTGATCGAATCTCTGTCCCCACCTTTGAAGTCTACCATGACCGTGCCACCACCAGTCGCACGATTGGTTCCAATCAAACTAAATTGTTTGTTATCTTTGAAAATCACAGAGTCTTGGTCATACTTTGTGCCAAGACCTATGATATCTCTTTTTGAAACATTTGGGATAAACAGTGAAAGTTCATTTACAAAACCTCCATCTTCTTCTTTGTATCCGCCACGCATTTCGATAAATCCATAACCCATATCACGAACGGCATCCTTGAGTTCGGCGTGTCGTTCCATGTTTTCTTTTTTACCAAGTCCACCACGAAAGGCAGACACCACGCCGAAGTTTCGTTCGCCTTTGATGTGTCCCATGATTCTGGACAAACTTGATTCTTCAAGATTTCTTGGTCTTAGATTCATTTTTTTCTCCTGTCAATTATTTATAGTAGCGACACCGGGACTCGAACCCGGACTGGATGGATTTTAAGTCCACTGCCTCTGCCATTGGGCTATGTCGCCAAAGGGTACACGATGTGTCGGATTCAGTCAACACCGGACGCACGCCAAAATAGCAGTTTTTCACAATGTTTTCCGAATCGCTCTTTCATATCACGCTCGTAAATCTCCGAATAGTGTGGAGTGTTTTTGGCTCGCTGGTTGTCAGGGTCAAACCCGATCCAAGAATCGAACCAACCAATATCAAACTTTTGTGTTGGTGAATAATTGTAAATATCATCAAACACTAAATTGAATCTTTCATCTTTCGGGCAGTGATCCCAAACAAGATCAATGACCTCTTGGCTGTTCTCGACGATGGTGATGCTTTTAAAATTTTCATTTTGCATCAGCGGCGTGTGAATCATGCCAAGCCCAAGACCAGCAGAAAGAATGTGTCCGTGGGCATGGGGAAGAAAGTGTTGGTGTTCGTGATACTCTTGCTCTCTGTCAGACATGATCGAGCGACCATCCAACTTCAAGTGTGTGACATCACCTTCGTGGACTACCTCGTAGCCACCGATTTTGTTTTCTGGAATGTTTACAATATATCGGTTCATGCAAAGCCAACGACTGGATTTGAACCAGCAACCTGTTCATTACAAGTGAACTGCACTAC